CATGGATGGAGTCACATCTATCGCCGATTACGCTTTCCAAGACTGCTCCGGACTTACATCCATACGAATCCCGGGGAGCGTCACGAGTATCGGCAATCTAATGCTTTCTTACGGTTACGACTCCGGGCTGACTTCCATAAAAAACATGGATGGAGTCACATCTATCGCCGATTACGCTTTCCAAGACTGCTCCGGACTTACATCCATCGAAATCCCGGGGAGCGTCACGAGTATCGGCAACTATGCTTTCTACGGTTGCTCCAATTTGACCTCTATTGCTTTTGAGGATGGAGAATCAGAACTTGTGGATTACAGTAAGACATATGATGACCACACCGCCTATTCGTATGTTTATCTCGGCAGAATATTAACTTCCCCGGCAAATTTCCCCGGCCAAAATATTCAGACTTTCGAATTTGGTGAAAATATATCATCAATACAAAAAGCCCTGTTTCAAGGTCGGACAGTTTGCGACATGATTCTATCTTCGGGGATGCAATCAATCAACTCCGAAGATTTACCGGCAGGATTGGAGTCTATCTGCCTGAAATCCGGCACTTACAATCCCGTTCCGACCTCATTTCGCGGAGAGTTACGGGGAATCAACCCTGAAACAACTTTAGAGATGGCATCCAATCCGGATTTCGACCCATTCGGCCGCCTTACTTACAAGGAAGACAATAAATATTATTCCATATTAATCTGGAACAGACCTATTGATGCCACAGGTGCCTACTACATTAACGACGCGGGTGCTCTGATTCCGGAAAATCAGCCATGTACTCTAAGAACACATTATGCCGACGGTTGTATTCTACATAACGGTGAAGACGTAACAGACAGAGTGACATCCGACGAAGGATATACTCTTATATGGGCCACAAAACGAAGCGTGCAAAGTGGAATGGGTCGGTTGGTGGTGAAAGCCTTTTAATTTCAGTGGGTTAGGTGGATGGCGAGAGTGGACGGCACATAAAACGAAGCGTGCGAAAAGTTTACATTGGCTTACGTTTGGTTTACGTTTGAGCGAGGATGGAGTGCCCAGATCTTGCGCCAGCTTTACATTGGGTTTACATAGGGGCTACGCGGGCATGGTGGTCGTTCATCGGCGGCGAGAGGAAGGGTGTGGATGCGGTTTGCGTCCGCTTTTTTATGGCGTCTTGCGAAAATTATTCTCATATTTATTCTATATAGTTATTATTTGGTATATTTGCACCGATAAATCAAAGAAATATGGCAAAGGTTATTCATGTGCATCTCACGCGCCCGATTGACGGCATGAAGCGCCGGGACTGGTATTTCGCCAGTATCGCGGCTGTTTATACGGTCTTTACGGCTGATCAAGTCGGTGCGACTAAGGGTTATCTGCAGCATGCCGGGCTTTCAGGTAATGGCACGGTAGTCACTAAATGCGCTATAATCAAACAATCTACGCTTATCAGAGGCTCCCGTGAGGGAATGTGTAAGAACGATGTTTGAACGGCCTTAGACGGCAAATATAACGGCTTTCAGAGGGCATCTCCCGGCAGTGGTCAGGGGATACCCTATTTTATTGCCAAAAAGAGGAAAAAATAGACTTAGGGATACAGTTAGGGATACACTTTAGGGTTACAACTTAGGGATACACCCTGCATAACTTAGGGTGACAAATTCCGGTAATCCGACAGCAAATAGTTGGGCGAAGCAAATACCCATTATTTTGCGATAAGTGTTAAAAAACGGCGTTTCAATGTGAAGCAAATGCCATGCTATTTCCTCGGCAGTATGGCTAAATATCCCGATTTTCAGGGCGTTGAAGGCCTTTCTACCGGCTTTAGGTGGAGGGGTACCCTATTTCAGGCTATTCCCGGGGTATCCCCAAGGGGTCAATTCAAGTAGCACTGGGTGCCAAGCAGCAGTTGTCGATCACGCCGGGATAATGGTCTTAGGGCTCCACAGTCTTCTTCGAGGTAGAATGTCTGTCGTCAGGTGACGTTGATTTCAGTCCAATGTAATGAATCTGAATTTTGTTTATTGAATCCTCAATATATGGAATTATCGAGAGTCCTTTTTTATATTTGAGTTCGTTAAGATGGTTAATAATATCGTCGATTCGGCTTAAATAAGCACTCTTATTGCGGTAAGAACCAAGGGCTTCATCCCAATACGTTATAAATCGCTTTGAAACTTCTTCGAGAATATTTGTGTAGTCTAAAGTAAAGTTATTCCAATTAGAAATGCTTTGTTTTTCTTTATCTGACAACCGATGTTCACATTTCCCGGCATAGTTTTGCATGTCACAAAAGCGAAAGGCGCATAGGATTTCATTTTCGGATGGGCAGAAGTCCGGGGTTTCAATCCTCGCCAAGGCATTTTGGTAGTTTAAAAGAGCCTTATCTAAATCATAGAAGTTATCCGACGTATGAATTGCTTGGATGCATTTGGCATAACTCAGCACAATCCAAATGTTTTTATGGCGTATTAGTCGGTCATACCTTCTGTATCTCCGACCCTTTTGGTCCCGATAATTCGCTAATTCCTCATTGGCAGCCTTTATGTCGACAGAATTTACGGTAACCGGAGCCCCCCAAACGTTAACCGAAATGGATAAATTGTTCGGGTTATTGTTTTTGGCCTTAAAGACGGAGAATATACGGTTTAGAAATGATGCCATTACTGCATTACGAGTACGTTATGTTATATTTGTCTGAGAAGGCCTACGACAAGGGCGATGTGGAATATATCACTTTTAGGAATGTTGAAATCGGGATAGGAAGGATTAGCGGATCGGCAGATAACACTATCATGAGCATCGAAAATACGCTTGACAACAACCCCTTGGGCAGTGTCAAGAATATGCGTACGCCCCCACTGAATGAACCCTTTTTCATTAATGAAGCGACAGGCGAGCTCATCGCCAGAGAGAATGTCGGGAGTCATAGAGTCTCCTCGTGCCACAATTGTAAAGTCGTATTTGGGGAGTGTGGGAATTATCGGTATTTGTTCGCAGTCACTTTCAGAAACGGAAGAGAGAGCAATGGAGAGACTTCCGGCAGCTGCGTCGAGAGGAATCCTTGGTCGGGTTGGGGTATCCTGGAGGTCGGATAATCGTTTAACGTCCGATAAATCACAATCCTTATATTCTATGACAGGAACTTTTGCAACGGCATTGTGTTGCAATAAATGGTTTGTTTTAAGCATTTCACCCACTCCTAACATAAGCCACTCAATACTAACCTCAGGATAGGCGGCGAAAAATTTTGCAATAACATCTTCAGTTATTCCAGTTTTGCATTTCTAAAGTTCCTCGAGATACCCCTATTTTAGCATAGAAATCACGCTTGCTGATACCTAAAGTACCAGCAAAATACAAAATCCTTTGTTTTATTGGCGAAATATTTTGTTTGTTTGCTTGCATAATGGCGAAATCTTTTGTATCTTTGCAGCGTGTTCCAGTTGGAACGAGCGGCTAAAGATACTAAAAAGCCAGGAGGTAGACAAATTTTAACAATTAAAGAAATATAAGACAAGAGTGAGACAGATAAACTCAAAGAACAGAAGAAGCTCCAGATGGCGCGGGTAATCTCAATGGCAACCAGTCTGCATTATGCCGTCGAAGACCTCATGAGCATGATGATTGCCGAGGATGAGAACGAGGACTTCTCGCTTGCAGATCCGGAGGACGAGGAACTCTACCTTGCGCTTGGACTTAAAGCTGACGAAATCGACAAGATGGCCGATATGATTTCGGCACGATATAAATCAATCAAGGACTAAAGTGAAACAACCATGAGTGAGACAAGACAAATACTGAAAGTCAATGCAGACAATCGCGAGGCGACTTTCAACGCTGCCTACGCTGGGAGTTATTACACCATCTTAGGATGTGCCGGTGATCTCAACGAGTGGACGGCAGGATACCAGGAGCTACTTGAGGCAAGAGGTATCGGTACCCCAAAAGGATTCATCACTTTCAAAGGTGCCAATATGAATGAATTCTACGGACTGACCGGCAATAATGCCTACAATGACGAACTCACCTGTCTGATGTTCCCCTTGAACACTCTTGATGTAGCGAAGTTGGCAATCTTCAGACTCCAAGCAGAAGATAAATGGTTTGACGACATAGTTGATAACAACCGGCGTCGTCAGGAGGCTATAAACGAACAGGGTTAGACCCAAGAGAGGGCAATCCTGCGGCAAGAGAGCCGCGAAAAGCGATAGATAATCGCAATCAAATTTTCCACCGCCGGTATTGCAAGGCCGGCGGCATTTGGGAGGATAGTTCAGTTGGCAGAACAAACGGCGGTATCCAATCTGACTGTTATGGTCCTCGGTTCGAGTCCGAGTCCTCCCACTAAATTCAAAAACCGATGAAACAACAATCAGAGCAACGAACGGACCGAGCCATCAAGTTGCTGCTTCAGACGCTGAAGCAGAATTTAGCCGACACAGGCCTCATACTTGGTGAGTATGAGGCGACCCACAACGATTATGAGCTGTGCTACTCCAAACAGTACAACGCCCTCAATGCCGGACATTTTGCCCTGAAAACAGCCATAGACAAGATAAATAAACAACTAAATAAGTGAGAAAATGAACAAGTACATCTCAGTAAACAAGGAAGGCATCAAGGCTCTGCAGCGTACATTCAAGGTAAAAGGAAAGGAAATTTGCGAGCGTTGCGTCAAAAACGCCCTCGCCTACCGCACCAACAACGAGCTTGCCCGGAAGATACGTTTCGCCGCAGTCAAGCACCACGGAGGCTGCACCTACTATATCTCAACTGAATCTGAGTGCTTTTTTGACTCGGATAGCTCAATGCGTTATGTCTGCCCCAATAAAGCCGAGATCTACTTTGACAAGCAGACCGGCGAGGGTATCATCTATGACCCCAAGGGTAAGATTGTCGCACGTTACGACAATGTTCCTGTAAGTCAGATCGGCGAAATGCAGAGAATGGCAGAAGCACTCTAAAGAAAGGGCGAGAAAATGGAATACTACGGCGGAAGATTATGCATATCGATGCACGAGCTTGTAGGGAACGGCATTATGTCTGAACCTAACTACAAGCAGATGGCACGCCGTGGCCGTTTTGAAGTAGCCCGTCAGGGCAAAGGTGCTGGCAATTATGCCCTCGTTGTAGTTGATACCTTGCCGACCCGCTATCTGGACGAAGTCAAAGAGAAGCTCGGGACCGGTGACGAAATACTCCTTGCCGGATGGCTCCGCGAGAACTACGAACGTGATCAGGCGGCCGTGGCATGGTTTAACGACCGCGCCAAGACAGGCGTCGATCTCAAGGAAGTCAAAAAGGAGGAATGCATCGTCAATGCCAGTGTCCTCAACTGCTGCATCCGGCTTCATGAGCGTGCGACCACCCTTCAGAAACTCGCCGGCGAAAGCTACCAGTGGGAAAAGATGGCCGCAGCCATCGAGGGGCTGCGCGAACAGTTCGGTCATACGCTGCCGACCTCTGTGTTCAGGTTCCGGAAGAAGGTCGCCCAATACAGACGCGAAGGATACAGCTGCCTTCTTAGCGGCAAATTCGGAAACCAGTGCGCCAGAAGGATGACACACCTTGAGGAGCAGGTCATACTCGGAATCGCGTGTCTTGAGAACCAACCTTACAACACCACAGTCCGGGAAATGTATATCATGTTCCTTACCGGGGAACTTGATGTGTATGACATCATCACCGGCGCGCTGTTCGATCCCGAGAACTTCGCCAAAAAAGGCGACAACCCATGGATACCAAGCGATGCTACCATCGCCAATTATCTCAACCGTCCCAAAAACAAGATGCTGATTGAGAAACGCCACCGCAGCCGGACCGCCTTCATGCACGAGCAGATGCCGCACATGCACCGGCATAACGGAGAATTCTCCCTGTCGCAGGTTACCATGGACGACGTCGATCTTCCGCGTCGCATGAAAGGCAACGAGCGAGTACACGCCTACTACGCCTATGATGTGGTCAGCCAGTGCCGAATAGGAGCAGCCTACGGTCGCAAGAAGGATGAACGCCTTGTGGTGGACTGCTTCCGGGATATGTTCCGGCTGATCGAGCGCAACGGCTGGGGAATGCCCGCCGGCATCGAGGTCGAGCAGCACCTTATGAGCCAGTATAAGGACGGATTCCTCCGGGCCGGTGTCGCCTTCCCCTTCGTGCACTTCTGCGCGCCACAGAACTCGCAGGAGAAATATGCCGAGCCACTGAACGGTGCCTTTAAACGGTCAATAGCCCACAAGAACCACGCCTCGATAGGCAGGTTCTACGGCAAAGGCAAGAACCGCACAGAGAGCAAAAAGATAAGCGACGAGACCAACGAAACCTACGAGGATCAGCAGTATTTTACCTTTGAGCAACTTGTGGCCGATGACCTCGCTGACAATCAGGAATGGAACAACACCCTGCACCCCAACCAAAAGAAATACCCGGGCATGACCCGATGGCAGGTACTTGTAGCCAATATCAATCCGACACTGCAGAAGTTTGACAAGCTCACCTTGAGCCGCTATATAGGCGAACGTGTCGAGACGAGCATCCGGCGCAACTCAACCGTCCGGGTATGCTACGAAGACTGGTGGCTCAGTTCCCCCGGAATCCTCGAGCAGCTTGAACCGAACAACTACAAGGTCACAGCCTACTTCCTCCCGGACGAGAACGGAGCGCCACAGGATGTCTATATATTCCAAGGCGACCGGTACATCGACAAAGTGGAGAAAGTTCAGACCTACAATCGCGTAATGGCAGAGCAGACCGATGAAGATGTAGCCAACTATGTCGAGCAGCGCAAGAAGGTGGCCACGTGGGGCAAATACATCAACGACAACGCCGCGCTTCAGGTCGGGGTGGCCAAACGTACAACGGAGCCTCAAAACCCGGCAGAAGCCGTAGAAATGCCCTTTGTGGCCGTCACTCCCGAAGCCGACGAGATCGCCGACAGCAGATTTGCCGGAATGGACTGGAGCCGGATTGGACTTCAGGACTCTTAAAATGAAATTATAATACCGTAAGAATATGATTACAACGGAAATCAAACAAAGAATTCTGGCGGCTATCACAGATGCCCGCCGGAACTTCCCGAGCGATGCCAAGCACGCCGCATCCCTGGGTATCACAACCTCGGTTTACAGTGCCGTCAAGAACGGGCAGACCGACCGCGTCCTCAGTGATACCAACTGGATAAGCATCGCCCGCAAGCTCGGAGTCAGCCTCCGTGGCGAGATAGAGTGGAAGGCAGCCAAGACCCCGACCTTCCAGTATGTAACCGCGCAGCTTGAATTCTGCCAGCAGTCAAGCCTCAGCGGAATCCTCTGCGACCTACCGAATATCGGCAAGACCTTCACTGCCCGGTATTATGTCAACAGCCACCGCAACGCAGTCTATATCGACTGCTCACAGGTGAAGACAAAGCTCAAGCTGATCCGCAAAATCGCGGCCGAATTCGGGGTGGAATCCAAAGGCAGATATTCGGATGTCTATGACGACCTCGTCTTCTACCTGCGCTCCATAGAGACTCCCCTGATCATCCTTGACGAAGCCGGTGACCTGCAGCATGAGGCTTTTTTGGAGTTGAAGGCACTGTGGAACGCCACGGAACGCTGCTGCGCCTGGTATATGATGGGCGCTGACGGCCTCAAGGCAAAAATCAACCGGTCGATAGAGTGCCAGAAGGTCGGCTATACCGAGATGCTGAGCCGATACGGCGACCGCTACTGCAAGGTGACGCCTGACAGCAGCGACGACCGTCGGGCCTTCCTCAACGAACAAGCGAGGATTGTGGCGAAAGTCAACGCTCCGGAAGGTACTGATATCGCCGAAATCGTGCGCAAGACCCAGGGCGGTCTGCGCCGAGTATATACTGAAATCGAAAAACTGAAAAGACAATGATGGATTTCAAGGTTAAAGTCACGTTTGCAGATGGTAGCCGAAGAGTACTGAAAGACCCATCAGAACTGACAAAGGCAAACAAGCGACGTGAAATTCGAGTGGTCTTTCAGAACGGCAAATACATCGACCTTCATTTAGGTCGTGTATGTCCCAAGTTAGGTATCGTAAAGGTCAACACCTTTGGACTTTTGCCCGAAGGCATTAAGTTGGAAAAAATCATGGGATGGTGCTATAAGTTCCCCCATAAAACCTCAAAACGTAAAAAATCATGACAGTTATTGAAAAGCAGTATATGGACTCGGTTATCAATATCAACCGAATAATGTGTAAAGCGCAGGATGCTGAACCCGATTGGGAGCAGCGTCGATTCGAGAGTGCAAAGGACATGATGGTGGCCATAATGAGCAATCCTGACATTGCTGCCGGAGTGGCAATCTCACCGACGGCTGCAGAAGAGATACCTGTCACGTTAGCCAAAGTATCCTTGACATTCGCCGATGCTCTTATTGCTGAACTGAAAAAGGCTCAAAAGAAGTAACGATGGCAAAGCGCGCATTCAGTCCCAAAGAAGTCCTCGCCAAGACCTACGACACCCTGCCGTGGGCCGGCGAGTGGGCGCGCGCCTTCGGTTACCCGGCATACAATGAAACATGGCTGATACATGGTCCTTCGGCAAGCGGCAAGAGCAGCTTTGTGATGCAGCTGTCCAGGGAACTCTGCAACTACGGAACCGTGCTCTACATGAGCTACGAGGAAGGCGTCAGCCAGTCATTCCAGAAGCGTCTTGAACGGTTCAAGATGAACGAGGTGCAGGGACGGTTCCGGATAGCGACCAGTGACACCATTGACGAGCTGACGGCGAGGTTGAAAAAAGCCAAGAGTCCGAAATTCGTGGTCATCGACAGTTTTCAGGCTGCCGGTTTCACCTACGAAGACACCAAGAGACTCCGAGCCGCCTTCCCCAGGAAGTGTTTCATCTTCATCAGCTGGGAAGATAAGGGACAGCCATTCGGCAAACCTGCCAAAAAGCTGAAATACGATGCCGGTGTCAAGGTTCGTGTCAGTGGCTACAAGGCATACTGCCAGGGACGATTTACCCCCGAAGCCGGAGCATACTACCCTGTATGGCTTGAAGGCATTCTCAAAACGACAAATAATTTAGACTGACATGAAAATAAAAATGCGCTGGGTACACGATATACCGAACGGAGCGACCATTCAGGAATTCGCACGTATGGGAATTCGGCTCATGAAGCCGAATGATTGTGGTGTATATGTTGATCCCATCTCTATTACGGTATGCAATACAGCGGGCTATATGCTGCTCATTCATATTGCGCTCGGAAAGGACGGCTACTACGTGTCAACACAATACGAAAATAACACCGGAGGTGGAGGTAGTTTGCCTTCCGTCAAAGGCAAACGATATAAAACTAAGAATGCCGCATTCGAGGCCGGCATAAAGGATCTGAAGGAGCGAGAGTATCTCAAGCAATTCAATGGTCTTCTGAACCGGGCGCTCTCGACATTTCATTCAGCATCATACGTACAACTGACTTTATTTTGATTATGGCAAACGAGATAACAAATTTTGGACGATTCTACACCGCCATCAGGGCTCTCAATCCAATAGGCGACCGTGACGATGTCAAGAAGAGTATAGTTTACCAGTACACCAATGGGCGCACCGACAGCCTACGCGATATGACCCGTTCCGAATATGACCGATGCTGCGAGGATCTTGAGCGCAAAGTCGGGGGACAGGACGAACTTCGCAAGGAGCGGAGCAAGACCCTACGGCTTATGCAGCAGATGGGAGTCGACACAAGCGACTGGGGGCGCGTCAACCTGCTGTGCCGGGATGCCCGGATAATCGGCAAGGATTTCTACCACATCACTATTGAGGAACACCGGGAGCTGCGCCGGAAGCTCAAAAGCATCGAGCGTAAGGGAGGCATCAACCATAAGCCGGTTCAACAGCCCGAGCCTCCGGTACAGAAACCCCGGAAGCAAGTTATCATAATCCCGATGGGCAACCTCGGACAGGCATAGCATGAAAAATAGACATTGGAAAATACGGCTCAAGGAACGGACAACAGGGCACATCTGCACGCCGGAGCACATAGGCTACCTTGACCGACAAGGCGTGATCAAGTTCTTCTAACTTGAGGAACCCAATGTCGAATGGTACGATATTCAGGAAGCGCCCTACAACTAAACAGAAAACCAACCAAATTAAAAATAATTGAAATGAGCGAAAAAGAACAAGTAGAAATGACGGCTGAAGAGCGTCAGGAATTCGAGGCTTTCAAAGCCGAACGCGACAAAAAACGCCGTGAGCAGGAGCGCAAGCAGATGCGCCAGGACTATGCAAGCATGGTCGATGACGAAATCGCCACCACCATCCCTCTGCTCCGTGAGCTGAGCGAACAGATTAGACAGGTCAAGGATACCATCTTCGGCAATTTCGACGCCATTCTCAAAATGAAGACCGAGATTACCGGGGTTGCCCGTGATGAGCAGAACAGCCACACGTTCACCAACTCCGACAGCACCCTACGTCTCATCCTCGGGGTCAATACTATCGACGGGTACCGTGACACGGTGGAAGACGGCATCGCCATGGTAAAGGGCTACATCGAGAGCCTCGCCAAAGATGACGCCACAAAGTCACTCGTCAACGCGGTGCTCCGGTTGTTAAGCCGGGACGGCCAGGGCAACATCAAGGCCAGCCGTGTGCTTCAGCTCCGTAAGATGGCCGAGGACAGCGGCGACGAGCGCTTCCTTGAGGGCGTGAAAATCATCGAGGAAGCCTACCAACCCACAGTCTCCAAGAAGTTCATCCGCGCACAGTACAAGAACGACAATGGCGCATGGTGTTACATTCCTCTCGGTATGACCGATGTGGACTAATCCGCAGAACCATGAAGAAGCCAATCACCAGACCTCCCAAGGTCGCCCTTTGCCGAATGTGCAAGGGCACGGGAATCGTGGCGACCGAGACCCCCCAAACGCTACCCGGATCTATGCCCCCAATGCGAGGGCAGCGGCAGGGTGACAGTGAGCTGCGAGATGACACTTGACATCAGGCCGTACAGGCCTAAACCAAGAGGACCAATTAAAAACATATAACAGACAATGGCAAAAAGGCGCGGCATATCTTATGAAAAGCGTGTTGTAGAAATAAATCGGATATATGACCGGTACGCCAGAAGCGGCTTGAGTAACCGGGAAATATGGCGACGGTACATATATCCGGTTTATGGAATATGTGAACGCTCTTTCTACAATATGATGAACGCCACGGCAGGGCTTGAAACCCCGGTCGTGGCGTCCGACATGCCGAGCCTTTTTGATTTGTTGCCTGAAGAACCTTCAAACGAGCAAGAGAAATGACCGACATTGACGCGCAGATCCGGGAAATATTCGGCCGCATACTCCGAGACATACAAGTGGAGCTTGGCGATGAATTCGACCAGAATTTCGAGCGGCAAGGCTTTTTCTCGGAGAAATGGACGCGGCGCAAGAGTCCGACACGCCCCGGCGGTCTTATACTTGTTGATTCCGGGGGCTTGAGGCAGAGTATCCGGAGCGAGATCAGGGACAGCAGCATAGTATTCCTGACCGACCATCCGGCGGCAGCCATCCACAACGAAGGGGGCGAAATAGCCGTTACGGCTAAAATGAAACGCTTTTTCTGGTACAAATATTATTCCGCCACCGGCTCCTTCGGCCGCAAAAAGGACGGTTCAAGACGCAATGACAAACGGACCCTGCAGCTCAGTAGTGAGGCAGACTTCTGGAAAGCGATGGCGCTCATGAGGGTTGGAAGCAAGATCCGGATACCGCAGCGCAAATTCCTTGGGACTTCTCCGGAAGTGGAGGCTGCCGTCCGTCAGATTATCGAAGAGAACCTAAACGAATATATAGACACCATAGACTTCAATATAAAATGACAGCAATAATAATCACCGCAATCATCTGTGTCACGTTGGTGATCATGCTATACATGACACATATTTATCCGAGAACCCTCCGCAGGTATAAGTTACGCTGCGCCCAGCTGAAAGCAGAGCGTGACAAACTTAAAAAAGAGTATGACGGACATTTAGACGATTACACCGACTGGTTCCTGTCCATGCAGAAGCGGCTGGACGAGTTGGCAAACATCGTTTTCGATAAAACTGAGGAAAAATGAGAGAAGAATTATACCGCAAGCTGAAGACCCGTCTTGAGGCGCTATGCGTAGATGCAGCGGGTACATATTACGATGCGACGGCAGAGGATATGGTAGATGCCGACTGCGCGGAGCAAGAGCGGGCGATCAAGCACATCGACCTGTGGAACCACAACGTGGAATTCCTTGACCAGGAAGTACCATGGGAGCGCCCCGCCGTGTTCATCGAGTTTGTGCCGTTCAAGTGGACACAGATAGTGCCCGGTGTTGAATACCGCGCTCAGCCCCTGATAAACCTCCATGTGGTGACCGACTGGACCGGAGCTGACACCGATGCTGGGCAGTTCCGGCTGCTTGACAAGATCCATGAACTCGTCGCCGGACTCTCAGGGAATACCTTCATGGAATTTGACATCGACAGCAGTGCCACCAACCATAACCATGAGGAAATCGTGGAGAATATTGAGACCTATACCTGCGTCGCATTCCGGCAACTGAAATAAAGCCCCATAAACGCGTCGTGTCGCGCCTAAAGAGCGAGAGCCGTTACCTTTATCGGGTGACGGCTCTCTTGCGATATATAGGCGAGAAAACGGCCTTATGCGGCGTTGTCGGGAGGGAGGTCGGGTATCGTGAACAGCATGATGTCCTTGTAACTGGCATTGTAGTTCATCGTCGCGTTAAACTCCCTCCTTTGGAAGGGCGAACGGTCCCCGAGCGATGGGTGGCGCCCCATCCACTCGCATAGTTCGATGATGCATGA